CTGCTCAGCGTGAATTCGGTGATACCGCTTTCCACGGCAACAGCAAAAGTAACAGAGAAGAGAGCGTTCAGCGCATCAATCGGCTCCGAGCCGTCAATCGCATCAATGATCAAGTCTTTCATGGGAATCTCCGAGGTTGATGGGCGGTTGCCCATCGCAAGTTTACGGTTCGTACAAGACAGAAAAATTACTTAACCTTCTGCTCAAGAATCACGATGCGTTCGCGGTTCAAGTGAATGAGTTCCCGGTTTTCGTTGATTTGCTTCTCAAGGTCTTGCCTGAGTTTTTCTCGGGCAAGTTCAGCCCCGGAGTTGGCTGCTTGCTTATTGTCGCTGGTAACAACAAGACTGATTTTGGCGTTGAGTACCGTCACATCGTGCGTGATCTTGTCCAACGCGCTCATCAGGTAAACAACGCAGGTGAAGAGAATCGGAAGCACTGCAAAGGCAGTCTTCTCAATCAACTGGCTTTTGGCTTCCAACTTCTCCATCATTTTTTCAAGCCTTTGAGCGTTTTTGTGTCATTACTGACTTTTGGGGTATTTTGCTTTTATGGCAAGACAATCATCTATGTATGCCTGCACTTGAGCTTGATCACCTTTGACAATTCCATCTAAATAATCACGGAAGTCTGGATACTCAGAAGCCCTATTGGCTTTATATGCCACAGCAGAGTCTGCCGCTAACTTTGCATTCCATGCAATATCAAGTTGATCTTGCGTAGGTTGCGGACCTAATTTTTCCGAGTTCCAAATCAATACCTGATCTTCCTGACCTGCTGGTTGCCCTGTTTCGTAGTCACCGGGTAAACAAACAATATTATTTAAAGACAAATATGATTGAATTTTATGGTTGAGTGACATTGCTTGTCCTTACGAAGAAATTCCATACAGCGAAACAGTTCCGGAACCAAAAGTTAAACCGCTGGTTCCCAATTTGATTGCGGTTTTTTGATCTGTAGATGTGTAATGAATGCCAGAATTTGTATTGGCTATCGCGGGAGAAGTTGTAGAAGTGCTCAATATCCCAGAGCTGCTAAAATAAAGGCCGTTGGTGAAATTGTTTAAATAAATAGATCCGCTAACCCGTCCGGTGTAATTTATTCCGGTTAAAAGAATGTTTCCAGCGCCGTTCTGCGATTGAATAATATTTGTTAAAGTCTGTCCTTCGTCAATCGAATTTACATAATTGTAATTGCTACTAAGGTATGTTGGCCCACTTCCCGTTCCTACCGATAGTGTTATTGTGTAAAATGATCCGGCTGTAGTAACATTATTAAAAATAAGTAAATAATTGTTATACCCGCTTAGCCCAGTCCAAGATATAGAACTTCCGCTTACGGTCTGAGTGCTGATCAGCGTCATCCCGCCGCCGCCAGATGGAGCAGATGAAACCCAAGCAGAGCCGTTAGAGGTCAGCACATTCCCCACTGTTCCGGGCGACGTTAGCCCTGTTCCACCGTTCGCAGCAGCAACCGTTCCAGTTACGTTGAATGCTGTTCCGGTTGTGTTTTGATTGAACGTCGGCCACGTAAATGTCCCAGTGCTAAAGTCTCCAGACTGGGGCGTTCCCAAAATCGGCGTAACAAGCGTTGGGGAATTGCTTAACACCGCATTCCCAGATCCAGTCGAACCAGACGCACCTGTACCGCCGTTTGCAGCCGGTAAAGTTCCGGTAACATTGGTCGCAAGGTTTACAAACGTCGCTGATGATGAGCCTGTACCCCCGTTTGCTATAGGGAGAACCCCGGTTACCTGACTTGCAAGATTTACCCCGGAAAGTGTCCCACCAAGTGTGAGATTTCCGCTGCTGGTCACAGTTCCAGACAGGGAGATTCCGTTTACGGTCCCCGTTCCACTAACTGAAGTAACTGTGCCACCACTTGAGCCGCTTGTGTTGGTAATGGTGATTCCACCAGAAGCATTTGTAATGCTAATCCCACTGCCGGCAGTTAGCGTAGTGCGGGTAAACCCTGAACCATTTCCAATGTCCAATGCCCCGTTTGCCGGGGTGGATGACAGACCAGTTCCTCCACTGCTAACAGCCAAAGTAGATGATAGCCCCGCCGCAGTGCCCGTCGTGTTTTGGTTCAGCGTAGGGAATGTACAGTTTGTCAACGCCCCAGAAGAGGGAGTGCCAAGCGCAGGTGTTACAAGTGTTGGCGAAGTCGAAAGAACAACACTACCCGAACCCGTTGAGGTTGTAACCCCTGTACCACCGTTTGCAACTGCAAGAGTTCCAGCGTTAATCACAGAAGATGAAGTAGAGGCAACCTTTACAAAGTCTGAACCGTTCCAAGCTACAATAGCTTTTTCGCTGGCAAGTAAAGTTACTCCCGTTGTAGGGCCGGCCCCACGAATCGTGACCGTGTACGCCCCTGACGTATTGTTGATAATGTACGCTTTACTCGCTGCTGGGGCAGTGATAGTAATGTTGGCAGACGCTGGCGACGCAATAATAATTGCATATTGAGATGACGTAGAACCTAGACTTGAACCTGTCGTTTTGGTTAACGTCGTATCTGTTGTAACGGTCAAAGCCCCTGCAATTGAAGAATCGAGGTACGTCGAGATGTAGTCGTTGACCGTAGCGCCCCAAGTACCTGATAAATCCCCCGTGGCGGGAAGGGCAAGCCCTAGTAACGTAGTATATGAAGTTGCCATTTCAAATCCTTAAAACGAAATTATTGGAGTCCAGTTTGGCGTTTGGGGAGTGTTGATCTGTGTCCAATTTGGTGTTTGAGAATCGTCAATGGCTGTCCAATAAGTAAATCCCACATTCCCTGCGTTTCCAATACCACGATTGCCAACCAAAACCATTGACATATTTACCCCTAATGCCCCAATAACTCCTGTTGTTGCCACCCCAAGCATTGCGGCGGATATGCCGGGAGTCATTGATCCTAAAAACCCAGAACCAACAACCCCCGCAATTTCAAAAAGTTTGTTTGGCACAACACCACCAGCATATCCTTGACCAATATTGTTAGTCAGCGATAACGAATTAGTTGGTGTTAGTGTGTTTAATAGCCCAGATACGCTAACTCCAGTTAAAGCTGCGATTTTATCGGTGCCGCCCCAGCCGTTAGCCCCCCAAGTATCTACTCCCCAACCGGTAGCCACACATCACCTTATGTTGTGGACAGACGAAGCAGGGCGGTGGTGGTCGTGTTCGATGGCATCGTCAGCGTAAAATTACCCGCAGTAATTGTCTGCGAACCAAACGTGTGGACCGATACTGCCTTGTTACTTTGCGTTGAGTTATAGAGCAGCACCGTGTCGAATGCCGTGTTAATCGTCACCAACGTATACGTGATTGAAGCTGAAGGCGTCCAGTAACCCACGCCCGCTGTAGACGAAGCGTTGGTCGAAGCCGGAGCAGTAGCGTTGGTAACTGTTACACCGCCAGCCGTGTAGTTAGTGCCCGTTACTTCGCCAGATGTTGTATAGACAGTGGTCGCTGCGTTAATCGTGGCGGTTGTAAAATACAGCGCGGCTTTAAAAGTATCGGCAGTGGTTGCGGCACGGACTGGTGAAGCGCCGAAATTATGAGTTGCAGTCATCAGTTCCCCAAGGAACGATGTGCACATGGATTGCGTATTTGCCATGATTTATCCTATCGAAGCAGCTTCCAGCGCCGTAAATGGGGAAGTTTTGAGGGTGACATGTGCAGAACGGTGGACCAACTCATCGTCAAGCCAATACTCAGTCCAAGTGGTGAACTCAATATCATTATCTATCGAACCTTCTTTTTTCTCCAGAAGGGAGTCGTCCATCTCGCCGTGGATTGTGGTGACTAACATTATGCGATCCTGATGATTGCTGAAGTATTAGTGCTTGCTGGGAATTGTACAGTGAACGTAGTGGTCGAAGTTTTATCTGCCCCAAAGTCCAGTACGCAGATTGCTGGGTTTGTCGCTCCGTCAGCCAAGTAGATCAACGCCCCCCGCGCAGTAACCGCAGTAGTCCAGACGGCGTTATCAAATGACCAGTACGCAGTCGTGCCTGTATTACCAACAGTAGGTACTTGGCTGATAACAAGTGTCTGACCGCCAGCGGTATATCCCGAAGCAACAACTTCTCCGGTGGGGGTGTACGCAGTGGTGTCGGCATTTAGCGTAGCAGCATTGGTATACAACGCAATCTTGAAGATCTGCGTCGTTCCCGTGTTGAAGTTGAACGTCCCGCTTGGAAGTCCTGTCTTAAACGTATTAGTGGCCCAATTGCCGGTAAAAGCCATCAGGTCACCTTCTGACGGTACTGCCCATTACGATATGCATCGCCTCTTTCAAGGCCGTCGCCCAAACGCTTAGCAAGTGCCAGCGCTTCTTTGTACTTGCCGTCGTACAAAGCCATCATGTCCTGCTCACCTTTCATGTAGGTGTATGCTTCAACAAGCGTCCCGTATAACAGCACCGTATCAAAGTTATCGCCCAGCCAAGTCGTACCCGCAGTGACAATCGACGGTGGGTAGAAGAAATAATGCAACTCCATTGTGTACACAGCATCGGGAGTTGGGCCGAGGATGAACGTCAGTTCTGCCGCGTTACTGGACTGCGGACCAAACAGCGCGTAGTACTTGGGTATCGCCGTGTCTGTTGGCTGCGGGTATGCTTGGCGAATAAAGTTAACGTCTTTGTTCAGCAGGTACTCGTAGCTACCTGTTGCGTCGATAACAGCCAAAGAATAGGTAGATAAGAAATCACCGGGGCACGCAAGGTACTTGTTTGCGGGGCTTGTCACGCCCGTCACGTTTTTGCGAAGTGACGGAAACTGGACCGTGTTGTAGATGCGTTGTTCCGCCTGCTGAATGAATGTATCCATATCAGCAGTTGGGAATGTGTTCTCCGTATAGTCGGAGACCGCAACTACAAGTTGGGCATAGTTCACGCCATCGGTCCCCGAGCCATCGTGCCTTTGGTAGCAGCGCCGGTCCCACGAATTTTGATGCCGGTGGTTTTGGGTTCTGCGTACGGCTTAGACCTAAACTCTCCGACACTCATCGCCACATCTTCCGGTTTGATCCGTTTGCTTGTGCCGTAACCGTTGTTGCCCAGATCGACGCCAGCTTTGCCCGTCATGTCGTGAGGTTCAGCGTAAACGGAAGCTGGACCGACTTCTTTGCCGTCTTGTTTCATGCTGAACTTAGCCATTATTTGCTACCTTGGTTCATTGCACGCGACAGGTTCTTACCGTACTTCATGCGGTCGTCCGTAGTGGGGCCACCGGCCTTCATCTTTTTGACGCCCTTGTGCATGCGGGCTTCGTGACCCTTAACTTCTTTCTTGGCTTCGACATCTGCGATAGCCTTGACCATCTTCCTATCCATGATGACTCCTATGTCGTCACAACCGTAACTGTACCAATTTGCACTTGCAAAACCAAATTATTTGGGGTCAGTACAGTATCGAAAGCACTAGCTCCGCCCACCGGATTCCAACCCCATTGAATGATCCTGCTACCACCACCCGCGTACCCATCAGCCAAGTTACCGGACACCTGATACGTCGTGTCTTTGCGTGGGTCCCGAACTCCTTGTGGGTCATCCACCGGATACATGCCAAGCTGCAACTGCGGTTGGTCTGGGTCCCAACAACTGGGACAAACCAAAAGGTTATAGATCTTGGTCTTGATTACTTCCTTCTTGAGTAAGCTCAGCTTATACCCAAACCCACACCTGTCGCATACGGCAATCGAGTTCTTGCCGGATGAAAACCTATTGCCCATTTACGGACCATACCCAATAAACATCTGGCGTGGTACCAAGCGCAAGGACGCTTTCTCATGGTCTTCCTGCGCCGCCAATTCCCAAGTCTCGTCGTATTGCATTTTCAGTACGTCAAGACGCTGCATCCCATCCGGCACTTTCAGCGCGACGTAGTACGCCAATCCTGCTGCCATGCACGGAATAAAACGAAACGGCACATCCATGACGTTAACACCACCACCCGCATCTTGGGTGCGACGCATGCGCCAATAAACAAACTGATACGTAGTCGTGTTGTCTGGCGTGGGCCAGACAGTAATAGCCGGGGTCTGTTGCCAGTAAACTGTTGCGCCAGCCGTATGTGCTGCCGCTGTTGTGTCTTGTTGCGCACGGAAACAGTTATACAGCGTGTTGCCCGTGATGTATCCGTAATTGATGATCTCGGAGTCGATCTTCACAAACCCAGCAGCAGGCAGGTTTGCCGCAGAACTAACCGTTATTGTGGTGGCCGTGCTGTTGATTGTTGTACTCAACGTGGCTGAGACTGGCGTTGTCTGTCCGTTATACCGCTGAACCCAGACTTGGATCGGCCTGCCCTGCGCCAGTTTGTTTGGTAGCGTGGCGTATGTTGATACGCTAATCCGAGTGATCGTCAGGTCAGACTGGTTAGATGTGCTGTTTGCATTCGTGCGGATCACGTGCTCTAGCAAATCCACCGTATCATTGGGCAGCGGGTAAGTGTTCTGCCCCTGCACCAGATTAATGGTGCCCTGCTCAATAGTCCACAGATTGATCCCACGATTTGCCCAGTCGGCAAACATAAGATTGAGCGAGCGCCGCGCTGTGCGCAGATCGTAACCCGTACGCATCTCCGAGCCAGCACGCTCAAATGCCTCCTCGACCAGTTCTGTCAGGTCAAGGTTAAACGTAGTTTGGCCGGAGGTATTTGCCATGTTACGGAATCCGCACGCCGTTTGAACTCATGACAAAGTTATCTCCCGGTCTGTACTCCCGCATGAGCGCAGGCAACCCGGCTTGTTGTAGTGGCTGCTGAGAAATCTGCGTTGGCTGCTGCCCCATCTGGCGGTATTGCTGCGGCTGTTGCTGCTGCTGCTGCTGCTGCTGCTG